CCAAATTGAACGAGACTTCGAACGCCGCGACCTTGGCATATTCTGGGCCCCTGGCTTACGTTTCCGTAAAGACATGGTTTCTCACTTGCTTCGCCGCTCTGACCTCAACAAACTTCTCATTAACCGTGGTATTGAACGCCTTGAACTCGGTGAGTTGTCAGATGAAGTTACCGTTAAAACTACAATTTGCGATGAACCAATCCGCATTTTAGGTTTCGACCACAACGAACTTCCTCTCGACACTGACCGCATCACAGTTTTCGATTACTACCGCCTCCCTGGAATGACTGGTGGCAATGGACTCTGTAATTCACCTTACATTTCGCTCTCTAATCACTTAGGTACTAACTACGTGATTGGACTCCATATTGCTTCCAACCTTCAAAAAGTTGGTGGCCACGATTCCATCATTGCCCCCATTTTCCGCGAAGAAATAGAATATGTGTTAACTAAGATACCCGTTGACCAATTCAACTCCGAACTTGATTTTGGAGAACCCGAATTTCTCCAACTCCCCGATTTCCCACTTAACATCGAGGATTACTTCGGTGAATTTGTCCCTGGTGTTCGTACACAATACACCATTAACAGACGCACCTTTTTCAACACACAAACTAAACTTCGCCCAACTGTCTTCCAAACAGGCACTTCCGCACTTCCCCCACCTTACCCCACAACAAAAGCTCCTGCCGCCCTCACTCTTGAGGCCCGCCGACTTTCACTTCGTAAACTTGAAGGCCGAAATCTCGATTGCTCCACTCGAGTGCTTGATGATCCCAATTATTGGGCTGGCACGTTCCGCGGCCTCCCCGAAGATTGTTGTCGACTCATTTCCCTTGTTGATTGTATTGAAGGAATCCCATCCTTAGGCATTCCGCCCTGCGACCTCACCACAGCAGCTGGATCTCCATTCACTCAGTACAACATCACTCGAAAAGATTTGATAAAACGTGATCATTTTGTTTCCAATGTATCAGCCAATGTCCCCATTTGGTACTTTGAACAGCACGATGATAACCTCACCAAGCCTTCCCCACATCACTTCCCAGAACTCCAAGCCCCCGGACTCTGGGTACACCCCAACCTCCAATATGCATTCTACATGCGCCACTATTGTTCTCGAAAAGGTATTCACGTACCTGTCCTTTACAACATGTTTCTTAAAGATGAAGATCGCCCTGTTGAGCGTGTCGAACTCGAACACACTCGCTACGTTAACGCAGCCCCCGTTGACGACATGCTCTTTCACAAATCCGTCTTTGCACGATTCATCACCGCAATCGATGACAATCGTGGCGCATCCGACTCCAAAGTCGGACTTAATCCATATTCACACGAATGGACCGAACTCTACTCCTATCTCACGACCTACTCAGAGATGGTTGTATCACAAGACGTTTCAGGCTGGGATATCCGATTCCCAGTCCAAATGTTTGTTCCTTCATTCCTCAAATACTTTCGCCTTTACTTCAAACTTCAATACACCTCCGTGTTTTATAGATTGTTGAAAACGGCCACACTTTCACACTTCGTTGTCTACCTTGTAATTGATAATTATATCGTTGTCCTCATCATCATGCCTTCTGGCGGATTCTGTACTTGCCTTTTCAATACATCCCAAAATTCCGCAGAACATCGATGCACTCAACATATAATTGTCGATGGCAAAGATCCCGAAGTCCACACCTTTGACGGTACCAACCGTCTAGGCTGCCAAGGTGACGATTCCCTTCTCGCAGCTAAATTCAATCAAGAATACAATGGTCAAACCATTGCAGCAATCCGTTCAATAGTCTTTAATCACGATTGCACAGAACAAGATAAGTCCCCCACTCTTAAATCGTCCATCCCCATCACCGATGCTGTGTTTCTCCAACGCGGCTTCCGTGTCGAAAATGGCCATGTATTCTGTCCCCTTAACCCTGAATCCCTACATGCATGTGTACAGTGGATTTATAAACCAACCGATAAGACCTTTGACGAGCAAGTCAAAATTAACATGCACTTTGCTATTACTGAATGGGCCCAACATGGCAAAGAACGATTCGAGTATCACAAAAACTTGCTTAATCCTTATGTTTCCGCCAAACATCAGTATTACCTCGAATACCACCACGTCCTAAAGAAAATTATGGGAGATGCTTACGAGCGCGAAATTGGCCCAAATTTCGCTGAGCGGTTTAAAACCGCCTCTTCCTTCTTTTCATAAGTCTGGACCCGTTCCAGGGGGCGCCGGCGCCCCTAAACACCGGACTCTTTTCGGATCCCCTCCTAGTGCTGGTTCAGGATCACTTTAGTTACCAAGATGAGCTTTCTCAATGTGCCCCAATATTGGATGAGATAGAAACTCCTAGTGACAAAAAGTATGCACACCCCCCTGTCCCCATAACGATCGTAATATGGGAATGACATCACAATCGATCGCCGAATCAATTTCCTCTACAAGCGCCTTAACTGACGCAGTCACCCCCGATGGTGGCAAAATCACTCCAGTTTCGACTGGCCAAGAAGGTCTCACCACCTTCAAAGAATCATCAAATGAGCTCCAAGTTCAGCCCACCACGACTTTGAGCCGTCCCATTTCTGATCCTTACAACACCCCTACACCCACTCAACTTTTATCAAAACAATATTTGGTTAAAACCGTCACCTGGACCGCAGGCTTCGCTGGTGCCACGCTTTCCTTCCCTGGCGCCCTTCTCCAAATAGTTACGCTTTCATCTCTGTTGCCCAAACGATACAGATTCATGCGCGCAAACGTTATTGTTGAGATCAAGTTGAACTCAACCCCCTACCATCAAGGCTCTTTGATTGTTGGTTGGATTCCACAGTGGCCTGGCTCATCTGCCCTTCCTACTACAAATGCCACAACACCGTGTCAACCCTTCCTTCTTTCTGGAATGAACGGGGTTATAATCTCCGCCTCAACTCAGGACTCTGTCAAGTTCAAAATTCCGTACCTTTCTGCACAAGAATACGTCGACTTGATTGACAGTGTCACTGGTCCCGCTGATGGCCGCATTGCAACCCTATTCATTCGAGAGCTCAACACCCTCACTTCCACCCAAGCAAACATTACCGCATCATTGCCTATTAATGTTTGGGCTGGCTTCGACTCCCTTGAAGTCGCCGGATTCACCTCCGAGTCCGATCGACATTCCCGAGAAGCCAGTTCAAAACATGCAATGGGCTTTGACCTTAAGCCCGTTGTTTCAGCAGCAAGTAAAATTCTTCGAAAAGCCCCAGTTATCGGAGAAGGTTATGGTGTAATTGCCGATTTGGTTAACACCTTTGCTGGTGACTTGTCGAAGCCGACCTACAATACTTCACAAACACCTGTAATGCCTGTTTACCAAAAAGAAGCAGCCCTATGCCATGCTAATACTTATGCTGAACAAATTTCAATGTACCCCAATGCTTACTTGTCCCAAGCACCCACTATTGGTGGAATGGAGACTTCACACATGACTCTTTCTGAGCTTGCTCGAAAACCCATGTTAACAAACATCCTCACCATGACCAGTAACTCCGCTGCCACAATCTATGCGACCCCCTTACTTTGTGGCTCACAAGGTGTCACCACAACTGACACCCCTATTGGCGATTGGCTGGCCAACACAGCTTTGGCCTTCACGTATTGGCGTGGGTCGATTAAATACGCATTGCACTTTTGCGTCCCTTCATTCTACTCATTCCGAGCACGTGTTTCTCTCAACCGTCAGTACACTACAGCAGTTGCTGATATTGGTGATCTTGAGTCCACTGTTATCGATGTAAAAGGCGATACGTGGCACACATTCTCCGTTCCTTATCTTTACTCCACCCTTTGGAGAGCACCCTTTGACGATATTTCAGGTTCGGCTGGCACCGACGTTGTCCCTAAAATCAAAATCGAGATTATGACTCCGATTGTTGGTTCGTCGGCACCTGCCACCCCTGTTATCTTCGTGAATGTTTTCCGATCAGGTGGTGAAGATACCCAATTCACCCGCCCACGTGGTATCCGCCCAGGCACAAGCAGCTTCACATCAGAGTGCTCCATCTCTGATACTTTTAGCAAACCCTTTCAGGGCCTTGTTGCCGGGACCACACAGGCAATTGAGCAAGGTTGGACCATGCCAGAATCAGCTCACTCAATTTCTGACATGGGCAAACGTCGCTCATCACACATTATGGGCACTATTCCCTACACAACACCCTGGTCTTTCGCTCCAGGCACCTCCAATGTGAACTACAATACATTGGCTGGTGAACCATTCAACTACTGGGCTGGTATGTTCAGATGGTGGCGTGGTGGCCGCGTACTCACGCACGCTCAGCCTAATAACCTCGTCTCCCTCAGTAACGATAACACTGTCGTTACTTGGGGGGATGGTGCTGTTCCCTTTTTCACCACCCAAACCAACGCGCTTTACAACAACGAATCCGTTCACATCCCTTGGTACAACTATGTTCCGTACTTTCCTACCAATGGACCTGGACAGGTTTATGATGCTGGCGCCACTGGCGAGACCTTCGCCAATTACCAACCATTAGATCAGTTTGGTGTCTCTAATGCTCAAACACTCCTTTCAATCCAAGCGGCCGATGATTTCATGTTAATTTACCCAGTACCCTTTTTTCCATGTTATTTCGCACCTGTTAATTTCGCCCCTGGCGGAATTATTCCCCTCACGATCCCGAAAAGACGTCAAACGACCCGACGCAAAAATGGTCCACCCTCGTAGCTTTTCGAACAGCGTACGAGCCGAAGGCACCGGCCTACCGAACCTACCCCCGGCCCCGATTCCACACAAAGCCCAGCTATGCT